CTTCGGTATTCGCGTTCCAGGCGAGATTGACTGAGGCCGCCGACGCAATCTCAGCCACGGTCAAGAGCACCAATGAGAGAATTAGCCACATGATCCCACCCCCAAGATTGTTTGTTTGCGTATGAACGCCTGCTTCTGCACCACGACGCTCAAACTGCTTTCGTTCCCGCTGGTGTCATAGGACGACACCGCGAAATAATGCGGCACCAAATCGTAGAGGCCGGTATAGACTTTTGAGGTAGTCGGCGCGGTCACAATCGACACATCGGAATACACACCAGGCGTGGTGCCGTGATAGACTTTGTACCCGGCCAGATCCGGTTCAGTATTGGCCGTCCAGCTAATCGTGGCGTCCATGCTTAGGCCCCCGCCTTCAGAATCCCCTGAATCGTGGCGCGAAGCTGGGCAAGCTGTTGTTCCTGCGCGGCTACCTCTGCCTGCACCCGCCGCAACTGCTGCTGACTGGCCGCTTCGGCTTGCGCCGCGTCCTGTCGCCGTTGCTGCGCCTCTCGGACATGCTGTTCTGCCTCCGCGCGCACGCCCTCTGCCTGCGCGTGCGCGTGCTCGACAATATCGCGGGCCTGTCGCTGCGCCTGCGCCAGCGCCGTTTTCGCGTGCTCCTTGGCGGCGTGCACCTGCTGCTCCGCCTCAACCGCCCGCGCACGGAACGCCGATTCTTCGGCACGGAGCCGATCAAGACGCCCCTGCGTTTCCTGCGCCGTTTGCTCAATCGAACCCAGTTGTTCGACGGCGGCCATCACGTCCAACACGCTTTGGCATAACTGCTTGAGCCGCCCGGCGTTGGCAAGCGCTTCCGCCGGCGTCATCAGCGACGCCTCGCCAGCATCGTGACCACAATCGCCGTGTTGGCGGTGCCTCCGTTGACATAGGGCCGGATCAACAACGTGTTTTCTTGGATCATCCGAATCGACCCTGTGGAGAGCGCCGCCAGCGAATTTCCCGCCATGTCAGTGAGCGACCGCCAGTTAACTCCGTCATTCGACCCCTGGATCGCCACCGTGGCCCCGTCCGCCGTACCTTCAACCTGGAGATTCCGATCCGCCCACGCGGGATAATTACAATCCCGCCCGTAGTCGCCTGCTGCGAGCGTCCATGTCACGAGCATGATGCCGCCGCCCTGGACTTGCTCCGCTGAGGGAACGATGACCGCCATATCCGTGCATCCTTTATGAGATCACACCGGAAGGCATCGTCACGACGCCATCCGGTGTGACATAGCGCGAGGGCTTAAATCGGGATCTCTTCCCAAATGATCGCCGCTTGCAGCACCAATGTGGTCGCCGTCGCGGATGCGGCCACGGAAACATAGCCCCCTGGGGGGACTACCACGGCGCCTTCCAAATCAATCCATCCCAACCCGAACGTGTCCACCGTCAAGGCTCCGGTGTGCGCGTGCGCCAGGGGAAGGAAGAACTTATTATCAACCGTTGTCCCGACTCTGTAGGCGGTGCAGGCTGAGGCCGGCCCGCCCATGAGCAGATTCGATGTCGCGTCAATGGTCGTGGTGGACGTAGGCGCGGCTGCCTGACCCGATCCTCCGGTCAAGCCGATTGCCGCCGCGACGGTCGTGACCGTGGTTACACCGAAACCCACCGCCTTGATGGAGGCTTTCACCGACGAGGACCCGTTCCAAATCAACGGCCCTCCGGTGCCCGCCTCCGTGGACCAGATCACCGGTGCGGTGACAATCGCATACGCGACGAACAGATTGCCCCGCTGCGCGGCCTCATAATACTTGCCGTGCGCCAATCCTGCGATTAGTTCCTTGTTTTTCCCCAACCGAAGTTTCTGCGAGGTCCCGTCCGCCACCGCGGAGCCGGGGGCCACTTCTCCGAGCATGGTTACTGTATCGATCAGGCTCATTTGCTGCTCCTTCTGCCGGGTTACGGCGTCACCGGATTCGTGGCGTAGTACGCTTCAAACGCTTCAAGCGCCATCTGCACATCGGTCTTAGTCAAGGCGGCTCCGTCCAGAGTCCGCAACTCAACCTGATCGGCTGCGGTTGAGGACGTGCCGGTTGTGATGTTCCCCGGACTAATTCCGTCGCCTTTGTTCCAGCTAATGTAGTGATCTGCCATGGGTCAACTCCTTCTTAGTGGACGTACTGGACTTTGATCGCCAGAGCGCCCGTGCCGGTTGTCACCGCCGTACCTGCACACGTTGCCGCCACGTCGAACATGCACTTCGGGTCAGCCGACAACCCCGCCCATTGCCAGAGCGGTTGGTGCATTTCGGCGATCGTCGTCTGCCCCGATTCCAAAATCACGTCCGTCCCGTTGACGGCCGAGGAGCAATCCACCGCCGAGCCGAACAAGTCGGCATCGACCACGGCGCCACCATCCGCATTCGTCCGATACAGGCCGATGTCAAACGCGCCGGCGGTCTGCGCCCCCGAGAACAATTTCACCGAACTGATTCGGCAGTTTGACGGCACTTCCACCAGTCGGATGATCGACGTGGTGGAGAGCGAGGCCGTCACACTCGCAAGATAGCTGGACACCTCGCGCACAATGCCCGCCCCGCCGCTGCCCACGTCATTCAAGACTTTTGGCGTGGCCTCTCGGTTCGTCACCGCAACACTCTTCAAGGTCAGATCGATAGCCATGTACGTACCTCTTCAATGTAATGCCAGGGGGCCGAAGCCCCCCGGCGGGTTATTAGGAGCGATAGGACTCGATCGCGTACACCTTGTTCTCTTCCAACCGGGTCGCGCCGGCGGTCATGTAGACGTAGGCCTGCCAGGGCTCACCTTGCAGGTCGTTCCGCTTTGAGATCGAGGTGGTGAGATCGTTCCAGATTCCCAGGTGCATGCCGCTCTTGACCCACACCGGAACCGTCACTTCGTTCGTCCCCGCCATCACCGTCTCGGCCAACTGGCAGTACACGAAGTTGAAGTTCAAGAACTGCGTGATCCGTCCGTCTTTCAAGACCGGCTTATCCATGCCGTTGAAGTCGGAGGAGATCACTTGGATTTCATTCAGCAAGGCGCTGTTGTCCTTGGCGGTCAACGGGATCACGACCTCTTCATTGAAGAAATCGACGGAGTTGGCGATCATCAGTTCTTGCACCGCCAACAGCTTCGCGACATTCAAGCGGCTGTTGGTGCCGCCCGTCGCCACGTCCACTTCATTCCCGGCCGTAAAGCTGGTTGAGGTCCCGCCCGCTTCGCCCGTCTTTGCGGTGCCAGTCGTGGCGGAAAGGATCAACCGATCCACCTGCCGACCCGCAGCGTACACCGCGTTCTGGACATAGGTGGATTCGGGATCTGTGAGTAACCGCAGCTTGTCGAAGGTGTCGATCAACTGCGGAAGATCGTAGTCGCTCGGGAAAACCCACCGGCGATCCACGGACGCATCGACGCGGCCCATGGCGGCGAAGCGGCTCGTGACCGACTGCATTTCAATCGATCCGAATTGATCGACCGGCGAGGCTTGCTTGCCGACGTAAGACCCTTCCGTCACCCAGGAGCGGAGCTTGCTGCCCTTTTCCTGGAGTAACAGGTTGATGTTGGTGCTGTACTGAATGACGTAATGTGATGGGAGATTGACAGACATGGGGGAAACCCTCCACAAACCATTGTTGGTTGATGCAAGGGCTTCCCACCCGTCAGTGGATGGACCCGGTGATCTCGCGGTGTCGGATCTCCGTGAGACTTCCCGACAAAACTGTTATGCACGCAATACGGGATCTGCGTTGACTTGTCAACCCCTCCCCGAAAATTCTCTGCTGCCGGGGGCGGCGATGATCGACAACCGCGCCATCTTTTGCCGCGCTTCACTCCGGACTCGGGGGTCTGCGCTGTTGAATTCCTGCGCGAAGGCCTTGTCCCCGCGTAGACGCAAAATCTCTGCGTTGGCCTGCTCGGGCGACATGGCGTTAAACCCGTTGGACGCCTGCCCGTCGTGGAAGGACTTGTCTTCCGCCCCCAGTTTGGACCCAATGTTACGCATGAACTGCATGGCCGCCTTCGGTCCCATCGCCTGCTTGAGCGCGCCCAACTGTTCCGAGGTCATCCCGAACGCTTCCGCCGCTTTATCGACGACCGCCGCATGCCGGTCGTAGTCCGCGCCCCACTCCTGCTTGAGTGCAGCCACGTCCTGCGTATCACGGAGGGCGGCAGCCTCTCGCTGGCTCGCCTGCTGCCCCGTCATATACTCATTCCATTTCGTCGCGAGTTTCGTGGCCCCGGCTTGCGTCAGGCCTGCGTCGTGGAACCATTGCGCGGCCACCTTGGCAAACTCGCCGGAATCTCCTTCCGGCACCGGAAGCTTATAGCCGTCCGCTTTCTCAGGCCGTCCGAGCCGGTTGTAGATGTCGTTCCAGGCCGCCGGATCATCGTTCTTCGGTAGCCGTAGAAGTTGATCCGGCGGTAGGCCCATGAGCTTTTCCAAATTCGCGTACATCTTGATCGTGTCCGCGGGGTGCTTCCACTGATGCTTCGCGAGCATCGCCGACGCGTCCTTATCCAGATTCAACCCGCTCCAATCAAAGGCGTCCGGCTGGGTTGCTCCCGGTGCGCCCGTCCCTCCCGCCGGGGCGGGGGGTGTCGCTGTGCCAGAACTCCCGGCCGCGTCGCCCCCCGACGCTCCACC